AACAAGGTATAACAGGGCCCACTGGTGCTAAAGGAGACCAGGGAGATACTGGAGCCACCGGTTCTCAGGGTATTCAAGGACCTACCGGTGCTAAAGGAGATACTGGTTCTACAGGTCCCACAGGGGCTACAGGTCCTAAAGGTAGTACAGGAGACATTGGCCCTACTGGACCAACTGGAGTAAAAGGTGATACTGGAGCTACTGGTCCAACTGGATTACAAGGCTCTACTGGACCGCAAGGAGTTAAAGGTGCAACAGGTAGTACAGGACCTCAAGGAATACAAGGGATACCAGGTCCAACGGGTGCTAAAGGGGCCACTGGAAGTACGGGGCCTACGGGAGCTACTGGAGATGTTGGTTCAACTGGCCCGACTGGTGCAGACAGTAATGTCCCAGGACCCACAGGCCCCACAGGGCCTACTGGTGCTCAAGGTTCTACAGGACCTACAGGACCAACTGGTGCTACGGGTCCAGCTGGTGCAAAGGGAGATACGGGTGATACAGGGCCACAAGGTTCTACAGGTGCTAAAGGTTCAACCGGTTCAACAGGACCTCAAGGGAGTACTGGACCGACGGGGACACAAGGTGCAACTGGGGTGACAGGTTCTACTGGTCCTACAGGTGCTATAGGAACTACTGGTGCCACTGGCGCCACTGGTGCACAAGGTCCGACCGGGCCTACTGGGGCTACTGGTTCTACAGGACCACAAGGTCCTCAAGGTACTGCAGGTGTTAAAGGTGATACAGGTTCTACTGGACCAACTGGACCTACTGGTTCTGCTGGGCCTACTGGTTCTACAGGATTAACAGGCGCTACAGGACCAACAGGACCACAAGGACTGCAGGGTACGGCTGGTTCAACTGGTGAAGCAGGTCCTACAGGACCGACTGGTGCTAAGGGAGACGATGGAAGTCAAGGTGTGACCGGTCCAACCGGTGCCCAAGGTACAGCCGGTGCTACGGGTGGTACTGGGCCTACCGGGCCTACTGGGCCTACGGGAAGTGCAGGAGCTACTGGACCAACAGGTAGCCAAGGAATACAGGGAACAGCCGGGGCAACGGGTCCAACAGGAGGGACTGGTCCAACAGGCCCCGACAATATAACAACCTCAACCACAACCAACCTAACAGGTTATTTATACGGAGACGGAAGCAATGTAAGTGCGTTACAATTAGCAGACGGCTGGACACCAGCGAATGAAACTTGGACTTATGCAAGTGCAGACAGTCCTACATTTACTTTTACTATCTCAGGAGATAAGACAAGTAAATATTCGGTTGGTATGAAGATTAAACTGACTCAAACAACAGTTAGGTATTTTATTATTACAGCGATTAGTTATAGTTCTCCTAATACTACAGTAACAGTTTATGGTGGAACAGACTATACGTTAGCAGATGCGGCAATTAGTAATAATTACTACTCAACACAGAAAGCACCACAAGGATTTCCTCTTGACCCAAGTAAGTGGAGTGTAATGGTTACTCCTTCTGATTTTACTCAAACTTCAGCCACTAGCGGGACTTATTACAATGCAGCAAGTATTAGTGTACCTATTGGCGTATGGGACTTCTTGGCAAAAGGGAATACTGCAGTATCTAGGACAAGTGGACAGACAACAAACTACCAAATAGAAGCCTGTATATCAGAAACTACTGGGTCTGGTATTTCAGTATATCAAATGTCTACTTTTGGTAGGACCAGGATTCCTCTTCCTTCTGAGGTTAGTATTTACTATGCTGGTTACCCTTTTAATATGACTGCTTTTGTAACACACACCACTAAAAAGACACTTTATCTTAATGCAGCTTCAACTCACGATAATACAACTACACTTGGTGTTACAACAATATTTTTGAGAGCAACCTGTGCTTACTTATGAAAAACCTAACTAAATACATTTTAATAATACTAGGTACACTAACGCTACTATACTTTCTTAGGTATCATATACTGTATGTATTTATATTGTTAATCTTTGGAATATTAAGTCTATGAGTGACACAGGTTGGAAAAGTAATGATACTTACGCAAGAGCATTAGCCCCTACCACATTAAGAGAAGTTAATATGATACAATAGAGTATGACAATCGAGGCAGTGATGATCGTAAAAAACGAGGAGGAGATGTTACCAAGATGTTTGGACTCCCTAAAGGGTATTGATTCTATAGTTATCGTTGATACAGGAAGCGAGGACAATACTGTCAAAATAGCCAAGAAGTACACAGATAAGGTATATCACTTTAAGTGGTGTGATTCCTTCTGTAAGGCTAGAAACTTTGCTAATTCTAAGGCAACAGGGGATTGGATTCTGGTAGTAGATGCTGATGAATACCTTAACACTCCCTTTAAGAAGTTAAGAGAAACAGTTGAAAACACTAAAGAGGATTTACTCAATGTAAAGGTTACAGGAGAAAAGGGTGGCACCCATATGTTTCCTAGACTGTTTAAAAATACTAAAGACATATACTGGAAAGGGGACATACACAATTACCTAAACAAAACGGCCACAGTTGATACCGATATGGAGATAATATACGGATATTCTCCTGCTCATAAAAAAGACCCTGACAGGGCATTAAGAATTCTTAAAAAGGTGGTTAAGAAAAATCCTGAGAGTGTTAGGGAAAGATACTACCTAGCAAGGGAATACTACTATCGAAGACAATGGCAAGAGTGTATTGACGAAATAGACAGGTATTTAAAAGTGGCTAATTGGAGGAGAGAAATGAATGATGCTTGGTTAATGAGGGCAAGGTGTTTAGCAGAACAAAAGAAGTATGAAGAAGCCTGTGATAGTGCTTGGCAATCAATTAAATACAATGCCAATTTTAAGGAAGCCTTAGACTTTATTTCAAAACATATGGACCCTGTAAACGCTCAGAGGTGGGGGAATTTTAGAGACCTAGCAGACAACAGGGATGTATTATTCATTCGTGATATAATTAAATAGGGACTCGAGGAACTAAATTTGACTATTTACTCATGGAAGTACAAAGAACCTCGAGGGTTAAGACCAAATACAACGACTTTTCAGGTGGTGTACAGGTATATACTTCTCCATTGTGGACTACAGACAATGAAACACCATTTTGTCAGAATGTTGATATAAGTAGACCAGGAGAACTAAGAAAAGCATTAGGATATACTCAGTTAGGTACAGGAACAGGTGGGGACGCCCCTAGGGGTGCATTTGTGTTTGACCAAGAAGACGGAACAAGTACTATTTACAAGGTAAGTAATGACGAGTTAACCAAATGGGGTACAAGTTGGACAGAAGTCACAGGATCAGAAACTATAGCCTCAGGTACAGATAAGGTAGAAGCAAGGCTAATGTATGTTAATACAGGAACGGGAATAGGTACGGGTGCAGATACCTTTGTGGAAAGAATGTATTTTACAGTAGGGCTTGACGATGAGGTTAAATACACAGAGGGTTCTAATATAGGCAAAATAGCTGATATTTATGCAAAACATATTGAAGTTTATAAAGGAAGAATATATTTAGGGAATGTTAAACAGGGCAGTAATACGCAAGTCACTAGGGTAATCTTTTCAGACGTTTCCGACGATGCCTTTCCAGATGAAAACTATATAGACGAACTAGGAGAACCAATTACTGCACTAAAAGAGTATTCTGGTAGTTTATTTATATATTCGGAAAACAAGTTGGCGGCTTATGATGAATACAAATTACAAATAATACCGGGAAGTTATGGGACAACAAGTTCGGCGACAGTACAGGATGTTATGGGAAGACTTCTTTGGTATAACCGAGGGGGTGTTTATATGTACCAAGGTGGTGGTTCACCACAAAAAATAAGTAAAAGAGTACAGGATTGGGTTGAGGCAATTACAAATGCTAGGGAAGTTACAGCAGGGGTAGACGAGGAAGACAGATATAACCTTTATATAGGGGATGTTACGGTTGGTGGAGAGAATTATAGTGATGTAGTGTTACGATATGATGTTACGATAAATGCCTGGGATATACTCCCAGACAGACCTTTTAAGTATTGGTTAAGAAAGAGAAGTGGTGGTGTGTTTGAAATATATGCTACAGATACTACTCAGAATAGAATGTGGAGAGTAAATAATGGAAGATCTCTCAACGAGGCAGACATAGAGAGTATATGGCAGAGTGCTAAACTCGATATGGGACAGCCTGATACTTTAAAGAATTTTTACAAAGCAAACGTTGTATTTAAACCTCAGGGTGTGAACGAGTACTTTACATTACAGTACAGGCTCGACGGGGAAACAGAATGGAATAATATAGGTAATACAACCAGCAATGTATCAGTAAGTGGGAGTGATAATATAGCAGTTAAAAAATTGGAGTTTCCTGGTAATGTACAGGGTAAATTTATACAGTTTAAACTATCACATACTTCTAGTGGACACGGGTTTAATTTATATGAGTTAAATATTAACAATGACGAACTCAGGTCGTGAAGAACTTAATGAGTATTTAGAAAAACCTCTTGAATTGGAGGATAATCAACTTAGTACAGCTGTTAGTTTATCGGCTACCAGTTTAAGTAGTGGTGGTATTGATGGGTTATTGCTTATTAAAAAGAATGGAAAAATAGTTGTAAATGATGGTACAAACGACAGGGTTTTAATTGGGAATCTTAAATAATGCACGGTATAAAGGTTAGTAGACAGGGTTTTGATGTTAAAACAGCCAGTGATAAACAACTAGCCTTTAGTTCTGAATGGCCACTACTTCCTATAGAGGCCGAGGGTACTTTTAACATGACCATAGGTAATAGTTATAATGAGGTATTGTATACCCATAACTTAGGTTATCAACCAGTATTTATGGCATGGTATGAAATATCTGGACAGAAGTATGCAATTTCTAAACTCTTAGTTTATAACGTTTATTCAACCACTACAACCTTACACATAAACGATTTTGCATTAGACACAGGAGTTCTACATTGGAAGGTATTTAGAAGACCATTACTTACTGCTTATGACGCAGGGAATATTGTTTCTACAGACGCAACGGAAAAAGACAGTGGGGATTTGGGTATAGTAGTAAGCCTCCCCGGTAAAGACATAAGTTCTACAGACAAAAGAGATTTTGGGGTGAGAAGCGATGTGAGGCAACTTATGATTCACAAAACCGGGTATTTTGATAACAGTACAAATGGTGCTAATATAGCCCACAACTTAGGCTATCAGCCGATGTATTGGTTTTACACAGAAAATATTAACAGAAATCCCGCTGGTGCATACTCTTTTCAAATGCAAACAGATGATTTTGTTATATCGGCAAATAATACGACACTAACCTATACTTTTTTTGGTTTTCCATTTTTAAGACACGCTTATTTAATCTTTAAGGACCCAGTGAACCTGGAAGGATAATGGCAAAGATAAGTGACGAAAATGATAGAGTGTTCAGAGTGAGCCTTCCAGGAGAGGATGGAAACAGTTCTGAACCTGAAAAGTACGCGGTACATAGTGGGTTTGACTATCCCAAGATAGAGGAATCATTAACGGGGATTGTAAATTATACAGTACCAAGTAGCCTTTCGATTCAGGATTATACAATAGCAACCGTAACACATAACCTTGGGTATTCCCCCTGTGCATTTTGCTTTGTACAAGACATAGACGGGGTTGGTCCAACACAGTTCGCAAGTCTTCCTTTTCCAGATTCGGTAATGGGGGAAAATTATTTCTTTGCTTATACAACCAGTACCCAGTTTGTAATTAAAATGAGGGTTGGTAATACCACATCTATTTGGACGGGGGCAGACTTTAGGTTTAAGTATCAGATTTGGGTCAATGATTGATGTGGTATAATTATATAAGACTATCGAGGGCAATTAGTTATTATTGTTAATAAATGACATATACAGTTAAGCCTGGCGATACATTAAGTGGTATTCTCAAGAAGTTAGGAGTGTCAAGTTATGCAAGTCCTCAAACATGGGCTTTAATTAAAACCAGGTCCGGAAAGCCTGGTCTAATATACTCGGGGGAGGTTTTAGACCTATCAAGAGTACCAGGTTTGGCTTCAACGTCGGCTACCACCTCAACATCGGCCACAACACAAGCGGACAGAGCAGCAACAGAAGGAAAAGCAGCAACAGAAGGGACTCCCACATTAGACTTTAAGAAGGATGTTATGCCCTGGGAGAGTTTTTTTGATGAGAATCTTGCTTTAAGTTCAGCAGCACAAAGGGCAGGTGGTTATTATACGCCCTTGTTACAAAGGGGTAGAGAAGACGTAGAGAGTGATTTTGCCTCTAGGGGACTTACTAGGAGTGGAATAAGGGGTAGGAGTGTTATGGATTTATACAAAGATTTTGCAGAAAAAGAACAGACTATGAGAGATCAGTTGTATGGACAAAGGGAGAGTGAGGCTAAGGAAGACTACGGTTACCAACAGGGCCTTTACGAACAGGACCCAAGAGGATATAAGGCGACTCCTTACAGTACTAATAAGTACGATTATGATTATCCTGTAGAAGCCCCACAAAAATACGGGCAGGGCTATAGGGGTTGGTTGAGGAGTACATATAAGATTTAATTAAAAGACCATGACAAGCACCGAGCGATTAAAACAATATGAGGAGATTTTTAACAGAAGCCAACAGTACGATCCCGCAGCATACCAACGGGGTTTCGAAAAAGCCTATGGAGAAGCAACTAACTACAATGCTGATTTAATAAATCAGAGAAGTGAGGCAATAGGACAGGCCCAGGCACTTCCAAATCAATTAAGAGAACAGTATGCTTCAAGTGCAATAAGAAATCCTTTAGCACAAGAGGCCTTGATAGCAACAAGAAGGGGTAATTTAACTTCTGATATATCAAGACTTACAGACTTATTAGGAGCAAGACAATCAAGATACCAGGATGTTTTAGGTAAGTATTTAGCAGGGTATCAATCTGATATGCAAAGAGAGCAAACAGCAGCAGAAAATGCTTGGAGATTATATCAGGACGTATTAGCACAGGAGGAGGCAGAAAAGGCAAGGAGAGCAGCGGCTGCAAATGCTTTTGATTTGAGTAAACTCTTTGATACGGCAGGTGGTGCAAATGAAACCAATGGTGGGGGACCAAGGGTCTTTGAAATCCCAGATAATACAAGACCTCAAAACATAACAAACACAATACAGGACTTAATGGCAAGTGGGGTTACAAACTACAGAAACACAGAAGGATTTCTACCTAAATACTTAGAATTATTAAAAGGTTCTGCAGTAAGTTCTTTGGGTGGAATCCCTGGAATAACTGCATATACAACTTCCGTTGCACCGGATGTGTGGAGTGATATAAAGAGTGGTGCTACAAGTTTGTGGAATAAATTAGTAAGAAAATAAAATGGCATATAAAAGGGTAACAGAAGAAGAATTTAGAAAATGGGCAGCACAAAATCCCGGTGCAGTTGCCAGAATAAACGGACAGGAGACCCAGGTTCCTATGCCCCAAGCACAAGACCTTGGGTTTTTTGGCAACCTTGCAAGAGGAGTGACTAAACCTTTAAGGGCTGTTGCGGCAATGCCGGAGTATTTAGTACAAGCCCTAAGTGCTGCAAACAGAGGAGAAACAGGACTGAAGCCAGGAGAGTTTAAGAGTATTTTCTTAACGCCAGAGGAAGAAATTAAATGGGCAAGAGACCCAATTAAAGAGGGCTTGAAATCCTCGGTAGGTCTCGGTGCTTATTTAGTTCCCGGTGGAGGAGGTGGTGCAGGGACTGCAGTAGGGAGAATAGGAACTGCAGCAGGTAGGGGTGCTATATCAGGTTCTATGTCGGGACTAGCATACAGTGATGACGATCAGGAGTTAAGAGGGGCCTTAACAGGAGGTGCTCTCGGTGGTGTTTTAGGAGGTGCTTTCCAAGGGATAGGAGAGGGTGCTAGGGCCATACAGGCTAAACAACAGGCGGCACAAGAAGCAGCCCGGGAGGGTTCTCAAAGAATTGTTGATACTATGGATGTGGACCAAATAGCAGCGTTGCCAGACAGAACTAAAGAAGGTCTTCTTAAACAGGCTCGTAGTGCGGGGTTTACAGACACGGGGGTTTCAGACAGTCAGAATATTAAAAATTATTTAGTCCATAGGAAACTTGCGGGGAAGACCCCAGCGGAGACCTTGGAGAATATGACACAAGAGTTTCACAGGGCTACAAAACTTAAAAAGGATGGCTTAAAGGAGATAGGGGGTTTATCAAATGAATACATAGAACAGATTAAAAACCAGATAGACGATGCTGTCCAGTACTCGGGCCTTGGAGCGACAGACACAAACGCAGTTCAAAGAATGAAGGATGTCTTGGATATAATACCACGGGACGCAAAAACCTTGGACAAGGTGGCTCAGGATTGGTATAAAATGGGTCTTACAAGAGCAGGAGAGCAGAAAATGACCCAGTCAGGGTTGTATAAAGAGGGGGCGAGTGCAATAAGGGATGCTCTGAAAACAGCGAACCAGGGGGGAAGTTATACGGAGGGGATGAGTATATTAAGTCGGATACTGGGGTTACAAGATGAAGGTCTAGTTGCAAAGACCGCCTCAGAAGCAGCAAGGGCTGGTTTTGATATGCCATTATTTGCGGGGGCAGGTTTCCACGGAGCAGACATAAAGACACCATTTATTAGTGACATTATAAACAAGACAAGGGCAGCACAGGGTGCGGCCATGGAGTCTGGGGTTGGAGTAGGGAGTAACCTTTTATCAGGGGTTGCAGGAATAGCAGAGCCTGTAGCAGGGGTGGCACAAAGAGCTATTCCGGGAATGGTAGGTACAACACAAGCTGTGCCACAAAGACAGCAACAACCACAATTAGAAGGTTTGGGTGGTATGTTACCACAACAGGCACCGCAACTTAACCAAATGGCTTTAATACAGGCAGTATTGAACGGGCAGATAAGTACTACAGAGGCTAACTGGTTAATGGAGATGTTGGAACCCCAGGAAGAAGAATCAAACACACTAGAGATAGCTATCAACGAACTGGAAAGATTATATGGCGCAGGAACAGACCAGTCTCTGTCCAGGGGAACAAAGAGTACTGGAATAGGCGGACTTGTAAGCGGGGGAGTAGTAAGGGGAAAAACACTGTTTAACCAAGATTTTGCAGATAGGAAAGCAGCTTATGACCAACAGAGAGCGATCGCAGTGGGTATAATCAATAAGGCCAGAGAGGCAGGGGTTCTTAATGAGGGGGAGTACGAGGTTATGGTAAAGAATATGCCAAATGAGTTTACAACAGAGAAGGTTGCTCAGGATTGGTTTAAGAATGTAAGAAGAATGTTGGTTAATAAAGGGCAATCAGCCACAGAGAGTAGTGAATCGGTTGTCCTAAAATTATTACAGGGAACATTGTAAGTTTAAAATTTATTTAAAATGAACAGTCCAGAGACTAAAATTACAGTACTAGAACACCAAATGAAGGAGATTAAGACGGAGGTAACAGAGCTTCGACTAGAGACAAAGGAAGGGTTTAAAAATTTAGAAAAGAAGCTCGATTGTTATGTTCCTAAAGTTCAGTACGAATCGGATATAAAATTTATATACGAGAAATTAACCAAGACCAATAGTAATTGGGATTGGGTTATTAAAACGGTAATGGGATTGGTTATAGGAGCCCTTATAACTAAATTATTAGTGGGCTAAAATGGGTAAATTTTCAGACGCATTACAATTTTGGACTAAACCACTTACAAGAGGGGGACGGGCTATTACCGGAAATCTTGATGAAAACGAACAGGATCAGTTAAGAAAAGAACAGGAAAATCTTTACCAAAGTATTTTAAGGACCACACAGCCTTACAGAATGGGTGCTAATGTGTTTGTCCAAAACTATGCCCCAGCAATAAGGGCGTTAGCAGGTGGAGACCCTCTTGAGAGAGGAAGACTAGAGGAATGGACAGCGGGGGCGCTAACCCCAGAAGAACAAGATTACCTAGAAAGAAAACCTTATATGGCTGCGTTAAAAAGTAGTGCAGGTATGACGTCTTCTTTAATGCCTTTTACAAGTAGAGCAGTACCAGCAGCCACTTTGGGTGCTAGAACTGCTCAGATAGCGGGTAGGGGGCTTCTGGAGGGTGTTTTGGGTGGTTTTGGGTATAGTAGAGAGGGAAAGGAATTACAAGACACAGCGATTGGTGGTGGAATAGGTATGGGTGGTGAGTTGTTAGGAAATTATGTTTTTGACCCAAGTTATAGAGACTTAGTAAACCAAGGAGTAGTGAATATGAACACAGGTAAGTATCAGGCAGCAGTTAATCCAGGTGTAAATATAGACACATTAAGGACAAGGGCATACGATGCGGCTGGATTAAATCCAGATGATTCTTCACTAATGGGGCAAGGTATGGGTATTTCTCATAAAAATAAATATATTACTGATATTGAGTATCTTCAGAGGGGAAATAAAAGCCCAGAGGTAGGTGAATATTTATTAGAACTAAGAGAACAAGGGTTGGTAGACCCTGGTCAAGTTGATATGTTACTTAAACTCGACTATGGAATACAACCACAAGGAATTATGAGTGATAAGGTATTTGAGGAGGGTGGCCTAGACCCTATTGAGGGTAATTATGGTACAAAATTAAAAGAGAAAAATCTAGACAGTTATATAAAAATTTTAACTGGAGAGGAGGGAGATAAAAGCCAGATATATAACATAAGTGTTGAAACAAGTAAAAAAGATCCTGGAAGGTTGGCAGAAAAGCCGAAAGGAGAGTGGATAGAAAGGGGTGGAGTTAAAACAAGAAACACAAGTGCAAATGATTTTAGGGACGAATTTAAACAGGTTACGGATAAAATATTAGACGACAAAGGAAATCTAAAACCCGACCTAGATTCTAAACTATTACAAGAGGCTAAGAAATATAAAAACCCAGATGAGTTTTTGAAAGCGAAAAAACCCCTGTATCACAGGACTGACGTAAAATTTGACAAATTTAATACCTCGTTAGACCCCGATGAGATGGGTACTTGGTTTGCAAAAGGGAAGGACATGTTGACTGAAGATGCCAGGGACTTTCCTATTTTAATGGAAAGGATACCGAGCAAGAAGCTTAGGCTAATTACAGAAAAAGCGTTTAGCGGATTAGAGAACACAAATGAATATCTCGATAGCCCTATGATGCCAGGGCCATATTTAGAGAACCTGGGATACGATGGTATTGATTATGGTCATAGTGTACTATTATTCAATCCTAACGAGGCGACACTAACCAAATCCCAACTCACCGACATCTGGAATAAAGCCTGGGGGGGATAATGGTATAATATAGTATTATTTAAAGTTCGAGGATTATGAGGCCAATAGTTTACACAAGTGTTTATGGGAACTATGACAACCTTAAATCTCAACCTGATATCGGTGCTGATTATATTTGCTTTACTGACAATCCTAACCTCAAGAGTGAGACCTGGGATATAAGATACGAGCCAATATACGAACACCTACACCCAAGACTAAGAGCTAAGTTTCATAAACTCATATGTCCCTTTGACACACTCTCACTTTACATAGACGGTAGTATTGAAATAGTAAACCCTAATATCATTGACGAACTTTCTAACTTTTTACACAATGGTTGGGCTACTTATATACACCCTTCAGGGAGGGATTGTATTAAAAGCGAACTTGCAGAGTCACTACCTATGGAAAAATACCAAGACCAACCTATTAAAGAACAGGTGGACTATTACTTTTCACAGGGTTTTCCAGAACACTATGGATTATGGGCTTGTGGAGTTATGTTAAGGGACGGTAAGTTTGACGATTTTGGAAGTAAATGGATGTTGGAAAATTTGGCATGGACTTACCAGGATCAGATTTCTCTACCCTATCTTTTATGGAAGGAGAACTTTAAAATGGACAGTATAATTCTTGACCAATACGCTTGTTTTAATGGTGGGGATGTATTATTTAACATATTAGGACACAATCATAATGGCTAAGGTGGCAATATGTATGGCAACTTATAATGTGGGGGACTATTTAAAAGAAATGCTTTGGAGTATAGAAAACCAGACCTTTGAGGATTACAAGGTATATGTATTCAATGATGGAAGTGAAGATAACACTATGGAAGTTTTAAGGGAGTATAAAAACAGAATACCAATGGAAGTTAAGAACAGCGAGGGTATACACAATATAGGTACAGTTAAGAATATGGTTGTTAATATGGCGCTAAAGGATAATCCTGAATATATACAAATGGTAGACTCAGATGATTTACTAGAACCTAACATGATTGAGAGAATGGTAGAGGAGATAGAAAAGGGTTATGATTTTGTTATATGTGACGGGAGAACCTTTGGCGAAACCGGAGACAAAGGTATTAAAAATGATTTAAATTTGGAGATAGACCCTGAAACAATAGGGTTATTTATAGAAAGAGAAAATCCTCTCTTCAGTTGGTCTATGTTTAAATCGGAAGTATTAAGAGAACAAAACTTTAGGGTTGGAATGAAACACTTTGAAGACTGGGATTTATACCTAAGGTTGTTTAAAACAGGAAAGAGGTTGTCTATAATCAGGGAGGAATTATACAATTACAGGACTCACGCAGGACAATTTCATAAGGTAACTGATAAGAATTTTGATAAGCACAAAAAGTATATGTGGGAGGTAAATAATATAACTACTGATTAAAATGCCTCTTAAAAGACAGGCAACTAAAAATTTATTAGACATAAAGACTATTCTAGATGAATTAAAGATTGTTTTCTGGCTCGACGCAGGAACTTTATTAGGAGCATATAGGGACAAGGATTTTTGTGATGGGGACGAGGATGATATAGATTTGTGTACTTGGGAAAATTACCTACCCCTACTAGACGAGATAATAATAAGGGCTGAGGATTTAGGGTTTAATCTTCTGCACCGTTGGGAACTTGAAATATGTATAGAGAGGGGAGGGTCTCGTATAGACCTGTTCTTTAACAGGAAGAATGGGATGGAAGCGTATACCCATATTTACGCAGAGGACATTATACACAAGTACGTTGTTATACCGGTTAGGTATTATGAGGTTTTAGAACCAATAACATTTAAGGGTGGAAGTTTCCTTACCCCAAGTCCTGTTGAAGATTTCTTGACGTTAAAGTATGGGGATTGGCAGACACCTATTCACAGAAGCGTTTACAGGTGTGACAATGCAGAACAAAATAAGTTAATAAGGGACGATTATGCTTTATAAGCCAACCTTTAGTGCTGTTATTTTGGCCGGTGGTAAAGGGGAGAGGTTTGGTTCTTCAATACCTAAACCCTTTATGAGTCTTAATGGGAAGCCCGTTATTCAATATTCCTTAGATGTATTTGAGGGTTTAGTTGATGAGATAATTATAGTCAGTAACAGGCAGTATAAAGACTACAGGTGCGTTGAGGCGGGGAAAACTAGAAGTGAGAGTGCGTTTAATGGTGTTTCTGCGTGTAGTAATCCGAACTTTGTTATTATTCATGACGGAGCAAGACCATTTATAAGGAAGGGGTTGGTTGAGTTAATAAAAACCCAGTTATTAGCAGGGTATGATTGTGTTGATACAGTGTCCTCAATAGTGGACGGGTATGTAGAAAATGGTATTTCTTTGAGTAAAACAGGTAAATATTTAGGATTAACCCCAGAAGGGTTCTACTACAAGATGTTAATGTTGGCGTTCAAGGGAACAGACAGGAGAGATTGGCAAGATGAAGTGGAAATGTACCAAGAGGTGGTTGGGTTGCAGGACTGCTGCATAGTAGGGGGGGAAGTCTTTAATTCTAAAATAACTTACAAACAAGACTTAGCCTATGCAGAAGGTATTATGAAGTTTTGGAACAGACCAATAGACACCAAACCGGACCTTGGTATTCCAACCCTACTGTTTGGTGGGAGTGGTGGTATAGGAAAGGCTTGTGTTAAAAAACTAAAGGATGTTGATTGTCCTACTAGGAGGGAGGTCGACTTAAGAGAGAAACTTGACGTTGACCTAGGTAAATATAGGGCTATAATACACAGTGCAGGGGAATATTTTGATGAGGGTCAGATTATGAGAGTGAACTTTGAAAGTTGTGTGGAATTGATTAACTTAGCAGAGGATCAGGAATGGAAGGGGAATATTGTGTTTTTATCCTCAACAGCCGCAACCTATGGTAGAAAAGGAATACCTATATATAGTGCTTCCAAGTCTGCACTAAACGCCTATATTGAAGCAAGGCATGAGGAATTAGCCCAAAAGGGTATATATATAAATGCTATAGCACCTGCCAAGGTAGATACTAGACTTCAAGAGACTATAAACCCAGATACCCCAAAGAGTGAGATGATGACACCAGAGTTTGTGGCGGATTATGTACTAAGATATACAGACACAAAGACACATGGTCATATAATTTTTTTAAGGAAGGGTTTTGATGAATGAGAGGCAGTTAGAATTTGAATACTTACTAAAGTGGAAACCAAATCCCTGTACCCTGGCCCTTGATTTAGGTTGCGGAGAATCCAAGGTATCTCCTGAATTTGTCGGTGTAGACAGGGTTAGAGGGGAAACAGCCAGACCTGATGGGTCGATATTTACAGCCAACCCTGATTTATTATGTGATGTAAACAGTTTACCCTATGAAAATGGCACGGTTGACTTTATAGTGTCAAGTCATACCTTAGAACACATGACTAATCCTGTTGGGTCTTTAAGTTACTGGATTGATAAGTTAAGGGTAGGAGGAAGACTAGCAATTATAGTCCCGGATTGGAGATACACTTGGAGTTGTGAAAACGACGAGAGTAGGTATAGTCCAGACGGACACAAACACGATTTTACCCCAAAAGAACTTGAAAGAGTTTTTTGTACAGTACGACAATGTGAGAAAATTAAGATATTAGATGTGTCTACCCCGACACATAACTGGTCAATAGGAGGGGCTATTGAGGTGGTATAATGTATAGAGGTTAAATTAAAATCAAGTTAAATGGCAAAGTTTAGAAGCCCGTTTAATACGAACACGTTATCTCTCACACAGACTTACCATCCCGGTTCTAATAATACAGCTATTGACTTGTCGGCTACCGCAGACACCCCGGTGTATGCAATAGCGGATGGGCCAGTTACATACAGAAGTTCACTGGCGGGGAGTTATTGTATTCAACAAATAGACAATTCTGACTTAAAGGTTTACTACGTACACACTTATAAGTGGGTGGGGGCTAATACCTATGTTAAAAAGGGGCAAATTATTTGCTATATAGCACCAACATCCTTAAACGGTGGTTATCCTACACATTTACACCTTGGACTACCGACCGGTAAAGGAATAATGGATTATTTCGATAGAAGCCTAGTCTTTACAACATCATTTAATGATATAAAAGCAATATGGTTTAAAAATAATTCGCTAAATTGGGCGTTATTTAAGGATTTAAGTTATGAATCTACTACAATGAAAATAGGGGATAAGGTTGAGTTGACAGCCGATACTAATTTAAGGGTTGGGAGCGGTACTAGTTACAATATAAAAACGGTAGTACCCAAGGGTTCGGTTGGTGAAATTATAGGAGGACCAAGAAACGCAGACAGTTATGAATGGTGGGATATACGATTTTTAAATGATCAGGGATGGATGGCAAACCCATTAGGAACTAGACTTGTTAAAACCACCAAGGAAATTACCCAAACAGATGGAAATTTACCAACACCCCCTGTAGAGCCCCCACAGCCCTCACCGTGCGAGGAGTATCAAAAACTAATAACTACCCTAAATCAAAGAATAAGTGCCTTAGAATTAATCTCAGGGCTTCAGGAGGCAGAATTAGAGGAGACTAGGGACTCGTTACAGAAATTACAACTTATGTTTGATGGACTGCAAGGAAGTTATAATATTTTAGAACAAGAGAAGCTGGATTTACAGGAGGATTTAAGTAGGTGTAAGTTAGAATTACAGGAAGGTAAAACAAATTTTATTAAGAAGATATTAGACGCTATTAAAAAGTGGTTGGATAGTACCATGGGGTAATCCTTAAATTGTTTTATATAGAAACATTAGACCTTTTAAAGAAGTGCGATACATACTGAAAGAAAAACAAAGGAAAGAAAGAATAGAAATCTTGGGTTTTATATTTTTTGTCTTTCTTATGTTATTTATTTTATTTTTAATACAATGAAGGAAAAAATAAACCACCTTATAGACGCTTTCGTGTGGAGGTTTCTTAACACAATGAAGGCTAGTCTATTTCCCGCAATACTCGGGGTTTTACTTGTAGAACTTGAGAGGGTTGGGGACCTAAGTTGTTTAGCAGATCCCGCAACGTGGGAGAAAATGGCATATGCAGGATTAGTTGCTGTGTTAACTTCAGTACTAGCAGGGTTAGACAAGGTTCAGAGAGAGAATATAAGATTAGAAGAATAAGTTTAATTGCCCTAAAATGAGGAAAAAACGAGGAAGACCACGAGGAAGTAAAAATAAACCACGAGGACCAGTAGTTAAAATTAGAACACCTAAAAAGATGGACAAAGATGGTATATACACCTCGGCGAGTGAAGAAAGTTATAAGAGTAAACAGGATATTCAGTTGAAGAAAATGTATGAAGGGGAAGTTAGTGTCAATTACCCTGATAGGTATATTACGGAACTTACCTTTGACGAACTTAATGACGAGATGATCCGCAGGAGTCAGTTAAGACAGAAGGTTGAACTTAAAGAGTACGAAACAACCATTGAAATACAGACAGACAGACCAATAGGTTTGGTATGGTGGGCTGACCAACACGTGGGGGGGCAGTTTGTGGACTACGAGAGGCTTAAATGGGAAGCGGATGAGATAAAGGATAATCCTTACCTTAAAGTTGCACTTGGTGGAGATTTTAGTGATAGTTTCGTGTGGCTACCAGCGGCTTTTGATGACGTTGCAAATCTAACAGAACAGAATTTGTATTTGTATAGGCTTATGGAATATGTAGGTTGGGACAAGATACTTTTTTGTGTTATTGGAAACCACCAAAAATGGAGTCGTAGAAGTGGACTAGACGGGTATGACGAGATGAGAAGGAGAATACCAGTATTTGAAGGTATAGGCACAGTAGACCTAAATATAAACGGTATATCTTATGTTGGAGGAATCATACATAAGGCTAAAGGAAGTTCCTACCTTGACCCAAATTTCGGAGGTAAGAGATTTATAAGAGAAAATGACGGTTATGACTTTGTAATGACAGCACATAATCACGAAGGAGGAGTTCAGACTCTTAACCGAAAAGATACCAAAGGAGAAAGAGAGGTTGTAGTGGTAGCTGGAAAGACATTTAAAGAAACAGACGACTTTCATGATACGGAGGGATTTAAGAGGAAAAGGGGTGTGGGTATTGGTAGTAATGGGATAATATTTGACAACGAGAGTAAGTCAATGTTACCCGTGAGTTCTATGTCTAAAATGTTAAGATACCTAGAAAGGTAACCATAGTTCAGGATTGGAGAAGAAGTAATATGATATAATTTAATATGCCATATGATAGTAAAGAAAAACAAAAAGATTGGTACTTGAAAAATAGGAAAAAAATACTTACTAAAGCCAAAGAGAGGTATGAACTTAAGAAGGAAGAAATTAAAAAGCAAAACAGGGAGAGGTATTATGCAAAAAAGGATCAGATACTAAAACAGTGTAAAGAATATAGGGACAGCCACAAGAAAGAGTGTTTAGAGAGAGCCAAGAGGTGGGCAAAAGAAAATCCGGAAAAGAGAAAAGCCATTGTTAGAAGACATTATGAAAAAAAGATGAAGGAGGACCCAGAATGGGGTAACAAAAGGGCCAGGAAATACTACCATAGAGATGTAGAGAAATCCCGCAAAAAACTAAGAGAATACAGAAAGGAAAACCCTATTAAGACTAGGTATTGGAAATACAAAAGGAGAGTTAGGTGTGATTTTACTAGCGTGGACAAAGAACATATAACGGAGGATTTTAAGAAGGGGGTTTTAAAGATTCTCAAGGAACAGGATTATAAATGTCTGTATTGTGGAAAAGATGTCTCGGAAGATTATTCTTTAGACCACAGGATTCCGCTTTCAAGAGGAGGGGATAATGCGGTGGAAAATATAGATATTGTTTGTAAGGACTGTAATACTAGAAAGTCCGCAAGAACGAAAGAGGAATATTTAGAAATTATGGGGAGTATGACTCCCTAAAATAACCCTATTTGGGGGATTGTAAACTAATTGTAAAGATAATTGACAATGAAAAAGATTAAAAGACAACCTTGCGAGGTGTATAGTAGAATTGTGGGATATATTAGACCAATATCTCAATGGAATATTGGAAAGCAAAATGAGTTTAAGGACAGGAAAGTGTTTCGATTACATACGGAAAAGCGTATGATAGAGAAATAAAAGAGGTGTTTAAGAAATAATACATTTTTGTATTACTAGCTAAATAGCTCATTAAAAGGGGTGGCAGAGTTATTGCACAGCCTCAATGCTACGCCCAATAGGGCAGGGTGTACCCCTTGCTGGAATGTAGGGGGACACTCTTGTAGACAGCTGGTTGCGTGAGATATGGTATGGATTAGCTATCCGAGAAAACCTAATCGCTAACAGGTTGAAATCCTGTCCCCAACTGTACGAAAAAATCGTACGGCTGATTTATAGGGAATTACACGATGACTACTATCGTAAAAGTGGTTGCTCAGGTGGATGGCGACCACCTGTAAGAAAACAAGGGTTGAAAGTCCCTTTTGGTGGAAAGTAGAAGTTAGCCACTACCAACCCACGAAACTTGTAGTTCCCTATGAGTTATATCTTGTAGTAATTTTTCGTTGATTTAATATTTTAAATGTGTAATATATAGTTAGTAAAGACCATAGCTCTTTACAACTAGGAGGCGAAATGTTTACCGTATGTGAAGGATGTTTGGAAGGTGCAAGTATTGACTGCCCTTTGTATGTTTGTCAAACAAAGGATGGCTTCATATTCATTGGCTGTATTGTGTTTGCCTTTGAATTAGATGCATATATAAAAGGGAAGGTCGTGTTTGACTTAGGAGAAGATAATGAAGTGTCAGATTTGTAAGAGAGAAAGGTTGGTATTCTACTGTCTAACAGTAGCGAGATCACACATAATTGCCTGTATTAACTGTGCAGTAGTGTGTGGTTTGGAGATTATTGAGGAGGTACTACTAGAAAAAGAGGTGAGGGATGAGGGACTGGAAACAGGTAGTTCACGAAAGGGACAAGGTTTGCCAGATTTGCGGGACACAGGGAAGTAAAAACAATCCATTAACAGTACATCATATTAAACCAAAATGCCAAGGAGGACCTAACACTCCAGAGAATGGTATTTTGTACTGTAAGAATTGTCATCACGACTACCACAAACAACAAGGCTTTCCAAGCAGAAGTAAAAGAAAGAAAAGTAAACATCGCAGACGCTAGTAAAAGAGAGGGGGCATTAAAAATGTCTTTATATAAGCATAAATACCCCCTCTTTTAATCTTATAATAAAATACTAGGTACAGTTGACCTGTGTTCTTATTTGATATAAATTAGTAATATATAAATTATTAAACAATACCTATGGATAAAACGCTAGAATTATTCAAAGTGTTCCACTACTTAAAAGAGATTACAACAAAGTCTTATTCTCTTAAGAAGCTTCAGGATCTCATTGAAGCAAGAATTGACAAAAACACAACAGTAGGGGAGGGGGAATATAATGAATTTGCGAAGGAGTTGAAGGAAATCTCAGATAAATTGGTCAGGTCTATTAAGGATATAGAAGAAATAGTTTAATTTATTACTTATTACTATGAAAGGTTGGATAACATTACATAGGAAACTTTTAAAGAACCCTATCTGTAGAAAATCAGATTATCTTTCAGTATGGGTTCATCTTCTACTTATGGCGAACCACGAGGAAACAAACTTCATTTGGAATAATAAAAAACAAGTTCTCAAGAAAGGGCAACTCTTAACGGGTAGAAAGAAATTAGCAAAATTAACTGGTGTAACAGAGTCTCAGGTATATAAAATCCTAGAATACCTCGAAATAGAACAACAAATAGAACAACAAAAAACAACAAAATATACCATAATAACAATAAAAAACTGGTGTAAGTACCAAGAAAAGAACAACAAAAGTAACAACAGAGTAACAACAACGCAACAACAGAGTAACACATACAACAATGTTAATAACAATATTAATAAACAAGAGGAGATTTTTTTAAAGAAAAAAGAGAAAGAGAGAAAACAGAGAGAGTACGAAAAGACACTTAAACTTATAAGTAAAAAATAATTTAATTTTTATATAAATAAAATGTTTCAATCATTAACAAGTCGGGGTATAGATAAGAAGTACCATGTGAGAGTTTATAAGAACTTTCCATTTAAGAAAGATAGTGACAAGGTAGTGAGGATCTTTGATAAGCAGGACGAGGCTATGGCAGAGAGTATTTTTATGAACGAGTATGATACTGAAGGAAAAAAATATTATGCTATGGACTACCCTCACGAGTGGGTTGTAGCAGATGAAAGTGTGGAGAAGGAATATAAAGAAAAACTAGATGTTGTTATTAATTACTTAGACAATAAAGAGGAGAACAGGGTTAGGGCAGTATATGGAAGTAAATAAAATTATTCAAATGTTCGAGGATATGAATAAAGAGTTCACACCATACACAAAACAATTTAGTATTGAACTAACTCCTGCTAAGAGGGCAGAGCAGTGGGTGAAGAAAACTCTTACCAAAGACTTTGGAGAAATTTTAGAAGCGGATGATCACGAGATACACTACGATTTGCTTATAAGAAAGACAGGAAAAAAAGTGGAGGTTAAGTATGATAAGGGAAGTAAAAATTCGGGGAGGGTGGCAATAGAAACAGAGAGTTACGGAAAATATAAGGGAATATTAAGAAGTAAGTCAGACTTTTATGCAATAGTATGTTATGACAGAGATTGGAGTGAGATAGTAGAAGGAATTAAAAAGAAGGGATCTTGGTTATGTATTATTATAAACACAAATTATCTAAGAGAAATGGTAACCACCAAGCCATATAAAGAGATATTGGGTGGGGATAATAAAGAGACCAAGATGTACCTAGTACCAGTAGAAGATGTAAGGGAAGCAAGTGTTAAAGTATATCCTATAAGTAAATACTAAAACCTTAAAATAATATTTGACATCTTTGGTATATACTGTATAATTGTAATTAATATATTAAATTATTATATAAAAAATATGAAATACAAAAAATTAGAAAAAGAGTTAAGTGAGTATTTTGGGGGCATCAAGTTTGTAGATGTAGATGAGGTTATGAATATTATTAAGAAATGCTTAAATTAAAAAGGGGAACTACAATGCAAAAACTGTTAAACAAAGAACATCACAAAATGATAGTCACCTCAAAGACAGACGAGGTATCCATGATTAGTTGGGTTTCTAGCGGTCCCGCAAGGGATAAGTTCATCACTGGGATAAGGACAGAGTTATTTATTATGATTGTAATTAATATATTAAATTATTATATATAAATATATGCAAATAACACAGGTCAAACTTCAATTAATGGAGGATCTCTTAGGAGATGGTGAGTGGTTGGCATTACAGTCAGATAGAAAAATATCATTCTTTCTATCATTAGTAAGTTCAATGAATCTAACACAGGATAACTGGAGTAATTTTTGGAGAGTTATTAATTTATTAAAACAATAAACATGAATATACCAAAAGAGTTCATACAGAATATACAGGGGAAAGAGTTTGTTAAGTACGAGGGTTTACTAAACTTATTCCATACTAATGGAGGACAGTCAATAACTACAGAGTTGATAAGTTCTGAGTTAAAAGGCGAGACGTTCTTCATATTTAAAGCAACAGTGTCTGGAGAGAAGGGTTTATATGAAGGACACGGAGACGCTTGTAAGGGTAATGTTAGCTCAAATATCGTTAAACATATGATGAGAATGGCAGAGACTAGAGCTAAAGCTAGGGCATTAAGAGATTATAACAATATTGGTATGTGTTCAGTAGAGGAGTTAGATTAATTAATATAATCGAGGAATAAGATGAAAACTATAAAACAACAAATACAGAATGAGATAAACAAGATACATTCTGCATACGGGTACGATCAGAAGTTAAGAGATGAAATAAAAGCAAAACAAAGACAGATAGAAAAATGGGAGTTAGAGGACGCAATAGCAGACTTTAAAAATAAATTTAATCCTTATACAAATGAAGAATATCTTTAGAGATAGTTTAGGAAAGTTTAGGTCATTAAAGATAAATCTGTTGGATGGACAGAGGAGGGGCGAGATAGTGTTTAGAAGGGTGTTTTTGTTGGTGATCATATATGTTCTAATAGTCTTGATTAGTAAGTTAATTACTAACAAACCTCAGGAGGTCTACGAGGTAGAGGAGGTAGATGCAGGTCACATATATACACAGGAGGAATACCCGGAATTGTATGAAATACCAGAAAAAGAAGTAGTAGAAGTAGTAGAAACAGGAGGTAAGGGATTGGTTGTAGAACAAAAGGATAGTGTAAGGGAATATATTAAGAGTTATGGAGGGAAGATAGACGATGACTACCTTGCACTTTTAAGAAAGTATTGTGACGAGGAGACATTAAAGGTAGTCGTTGCTATCTCGGTTGCAGAGTCTAGTATGGGTAAAAATACAAATAAGCAGAGTAATTACTTCGGATGGTTTAAGGGAGGTAACAGAAGGTACGATCCTATTAGAGAAGAAATGGCACAGGAGATATGTAGGGGTGTAGGAACATACTACAGAAACATAGGGTTTGATAGAAATTTAACAATGAGATACACAGGAGGGGATAGGGTAGAGACTTGGACAGGCAACTTTATGAGCGCTATTGAGAGTATGTAGTTCTTTTAAAAAATAGGGGTAGTTGCAAGTGAAGGTTCACAAGTTTATTGTGAGCCCTGGGGAAACCCAAGCTACCCTTATGACAGGCTCACCACACAAACACAGGTTAAGGCAGTTTCCTGTAGTGGTGGGTCTATCCGATAATTTAGGCTACTGTTTAAACTTGTCTTTGACAGTTAGGTAGCGTGAGTTATCGTATAGGCCCTGTAAAATGACCAAGTAGCTCTTTAATTGAATATTGTGTGGGTGAGAGTGGTGTGGAAACCTGTTGCTTAGAAAGGTTTGAAGAAGTACAAGTCTGGTTCGATTCCAGTAAATTGGGTCTTGTATGGCAACGTATACCAAGTACCTCTTACCCACTTAGTATTTAATTTAACTAAATAGAGTTATGGAACAAAATAAAAGAGAGATTAAATTTCGGGCGTGGAGTGATAAGGACAGTAAAATGACATACTTTGATTTGCATTCTCTTACTGGGATTTATAGTGATATATGGGATTATATAAATCCAGAAAAGATACAACAATATACAGGACTAAAAGACAAGAATGGAAAGGAGATATATGAGGGTGATATTGTAATTACCTCGGGATATAAGACTGTAGTTCATTATGAAGCACCAAGGTTTACCTGTAGGTACGGGCTAGGAAATGAGGAGGAAATGGAGTTTGATGTGTTCCGTAATATAGAAGTAATCGGCAACATCTACGAGAATCCTAATTTATTATCAGAGAAAGAATAATGAAGGGAAAGAATAAGACAAAATATAAATTAGTAGTGCCAATATACGATATTGCTGTAGAGATTTATCTTTGCAAATATGAGGAGTTACCATCTTTCATAAAGGAAGATGATGAAGCAAATGTAAATGGATACTCTGGTTTTACGATAATAGCAGAGAAAAGGGGCGTATCCTCTAAAATATGTATATGGTTAGACAAATTTAAGTGGACCTCTAAAGACATGGCAACGATGGTTCATGAGTTATCTCACGCAACAGATAGGATTGCAGACTATAAAGGTACTACTTTAGATACAGAGTCTAGGGCTTACCTACTAGATTATATGGTAGAAAAATTCTTTTATATGATAGGTAGGGATTTTAACTTAAAGTCAGAAAAAGAATGAAACAAAATAAAGTTACAAGATGGTTTAGTAAAATAATGGCTAAAAATATGTATAAAAGGGTGATATTAAAATACTCCAACAAAAAAGAGTTGAAGTTTCCAAAAAGGTGGAAGTATAACTTTGACCTAAGGTCTTGGTATTCTGAGGATTATGTTTATAGGAAGTTAGGGACAAGAGAGTTTGCTGGATATATTTATATGCCAGATGAATTTTTGGTTAAATTACAATCAAAGGAGGAATAAAGATATGAAGAAGTTTGACCCAATAAAAGAAGAAACTAAGTACCTGATCCTTTTCATACTAGCAATTACTCTACCTATATTGGCAAGTGTAATTATGTTTATTTTAGCAACAAGGATATGAAAGTAATACAAGGAGAATTAAAGGGATATAATAGAAGACAAGATGAAGTAGTGAGTTTCAAGGTAGATTCTTTAATAGAACTTTCTAGTAAGGATGTAGGAGAGATTGATAGTTATAGAGGGACGGTAGCCTTTGTAGTATTAACAGATTCTTTAGTAGGAAATGAGGTTAAAGTTGACATAGACGATATACTCAAGAACTTACCGGAAAATGACGCTATAGACAACTACAAGAGTCCTAGTAAAAGATTTAGGGATATACTTTGGAGATTACTCGAACAGGATCTGGGTAGACAACCTAGTAAGGAAGAATTTGCAGATTATTACAAGAGGGAGTATGAGAAAATCTGCACACACTACAAGGATAAATTCAACGAGGAATTAGAATGATAATAACACTACTAATAGTTTGGTTACTAAGTGCGATATTTGGCATACCATTTTGGACAATGCTACTTATAACAATAATTATTTTAATTTTATTTAATAAGGGATAATGATAAAAATAAACGGAGAAGAATACTACAGCCTAAATGAAGTAAGTCACATAACTGGTACTCATCTAATGACTGTATATAGGAGAGCAAGACAAAGAGATGTGGACGTTATAACTCATGAGGGTAAAAAACTTCTGAACAAAAAGTCTTTTGATATAATAAAGGAAGTGGGAAAGCCCGGAAGACCTGAAAAGCAGGACATTGACAAGGCGGTTGATATGGGCTAGACTAGTTAATAATGTTTTAGTAAACAGAAATGCCCCGAAAACTTAGTAAAAAAACACTGAGAAATAAACTAGACAAGGCTTGGAGTAGGGCAATATTATCCAAAGGCAAGTGCGAAATATGTGGTAAAAAAGAGTCGTTGAACGCTCACCATATAGTAGGTAGAAGGAACCTAGTTCTGAGGTGGGATTTGAAAAACGGTGTGTGTCTTTGTGCAGGATGCCACACCTTTAAAACACTGTCAGCACATCAAAACCCTGAATTTTTCCATTTTTGGCTCGAAGAACACAGATGGGAGGATCTTAGGGATGTTAACTGTATTATGTATAACATTAGGAAATGGTCTCTTGAGGAAATGCAAGGGCACCTTGAGTTTTTAAATAATTTTAACAGTTAGTTAAATGACAAGATTTTTAATTACAGGAGCAGCGGGATTTGTAGGGTCTCACTTGGTTGAGCATACTATGAAAAACACTGATTGGGATATTATAGCTTTAACTAAGATGGACAGGGCAGGAGACTTAAATAGGCTACAAGAGATTATAGAAGACCACCCGGAATGGAAGGGGAGAATTAAGATAGTAAGGCACGATTTGAATGACTCTTTGGTTGCTGTACATAAACACATAGGAGAGGTTGACTATATAGCACACCTAGCGGCTTGTTCACATGTAGACACGTCTATAAAGGAACCTGTAGAAGTGTTTTGTAACAATGCGAGAAGTACAGTTCAAATATTTGAGTATGCTAGGACACTACAACCCAATCTTAAGAAGCTGTTGTATTTTTCAACAGACGAGGTTTATGGACCAGCACCAGAGGGCTACGACTTTACAGAGGAAGATAAACTATACCCCAGTAACCCATACAGTGCGGGAAAGGCGGCAGGGGAAATGATAGCCATGGCTTATGGTGTCACATATGGAACACCGTACCTAATAACAAACACAATGAATATATTTGGAGAAAGACAGGATCCCGAGAAACTTATACCGAGGTGTATGCAATTTATACAGGACGGTAAACCAATGACTATACACGGTACACCGGGGAACATTGGTAAAAGACACTGGTTACACGCAAGGAACGCAGCAGACGCGGTTGTGTTTCTTTTACAGAATCCTATCGTAAAGGATAAAGTTCATATTGTAGGAGACGTAGAAATGGACAATTTACAGATGTTTAAGTTAGTTGCTAAATATATGGGTAAAGAGATTATAGAGGAGGGGAAAGATTTTGTATTTGTAGATTTCCATTCTACTAGACCTGGGCACGATTCTCGATATGCTATGTCCGGTAAAAAACTAGCAGACTTAGGGTGGGTAGCACCAGTACAATTTAAGTCTAGTTTAGAAAAGACAGTTAAATGGACCTTAGAAAGACCTAACTGGGTATCAAAATAATTTAGTATTCTGCCCTTATGAGTGGAGAAGCAAGGTTTTATACAGGTAGCGAGGGAATGGCATCATTTTTACTATGGCACTCTGTGTACCCTGATAAATTTGCAGAGTTTTCCTCCGGTCCAGTATTGTTGTTTTTTAAGGATAAGGACTATGAGGGTATAATATACAACTACTGGAAGGGACATGCTATTCCAATATGTGAACTCTCTGAATGTTTAGTGGTAGTTAAGAGAATCTTTAAAGAGGAGAGAATAGACAACGAATGGTTCTTTGATATGTGGGACGAGATATACGACATAAGGGGGGACTATAAGGACCATGGCAATTTAAGTTTATTAGAGGAAGACGATGGGAGTGAGTAAAGCACACACAATAGACATCTATGATAAAGAAAGGATAAGAAAATATCAGGAAAACTACGAGAGGATCTTCGGTAAGAAAGGAAAAAAGAAGAAGAAAAAGAAGTAATGGTATAATATATCAGTGAACCTATAACCCGTAACATTTTCGTAACATGGTAAAAACAAAAACATTACAAGTTAGGGATAGTGAAAACAACCTGTACAGTACTAAAATAGACAGGGATTTCTTTAGGTTATATTGTGAGGAGAATGGGGAGTTGCAAAAGAGTATGGATGACTTAATAAGACTAAGAGACACGAGTGAGGATGATAGAATAAGGGTAGACATTAACAAATGGATTATAGAGCAGTTAATAGGAAGACCCTCACAGAGTACGGATATTACAAGTAAGGGGGAGTCAATAGCGGCGGGTATATTTATAGAGGGACTAGACGATGATAAAGAGGTACAAGCCTCACAAATACCAGAGGCAATTTTACAATAGTAATGCAAGATTTAGAACCCTTATTGCAGGAAGGCGTGGGGGAAAGAGTATTGCAGGAACTATAGAGGCATTAAAATTTACGGACTTAAAGGCACAAGAACTTAAACGTCCTACAAAGGGAATGATAATAGCTCCGACGTATCCTATGTTGAAAGATGTTAATATCCCTATGTTTCTCGATTGGTGTCCAACTCATACAATAAAGTCTTGGAACAAACAGGATTATAAGTTACAGTTAATTAATAAAAGTGAGGTTACATTTAGAAGTGGGGATAATCCTGATCGTTTAAGAGGGGTAGGGTTAGACTGGGTATGGATGGACGAGGCCTCTTTTATGGACAGGGAGGTATGGGAGGTGGTATATCCTTCTTTAACAGATAGGGGAGGTTATGCCTGGATTACAACTACTCCACAGGGTTACGATTGGGTGTATGAGCAATTCTATAAACCGGCTATAGACAAAAAGGAGGACTACGAGGCTTGGAGATATACCACTGAAGACAATCCATACATTGACAAACTACTTATTGAAAAGGCAAGACAAGATTTAAGTGAAGTAATGTTTAGGCAGGAGTACCTAGCGTCCTTTGAGAAATTTGAAGGGTTAATATATCCGGACTTTGAGGAAGAAGTACACGTTAAAGAACCTTCTGATAAACACCCTACAGATATATTCTTTGTGTCTTTAGACGTTGGTTGGAATCATCCTACTGCAATGATACTAGCCAAAGAGGATGTTAACCATAATCTTTACATAATAGACGAAGTAAGAGAGCAGTATTTAGACACTAAAGGAATAAGCAAACAGTTAAGTGGGTTACTAATGAGAAATGGATTGGAAAGGCATGAAGTGAGTGCATTTATAATTGACCCTGCAAGTAAAGGAACACAACAGACTTCTGGAATGAGTATGTATGATCAGTTGGTAGAAGAAGGTTGGGGTTTTATTCCAGGGAATAACGATGTCATGGCGGGTATAAACAGGGTTACAAGATTGTTAAGAGAAAGAAAAGTGTTTATTTCTAAGAGGTGCGAAAAGGTTAGAGAGGAGATTAGGAGTTACCATTGGAGAAAGTGGAAGGAGAATAGCGATGTTGATAGGGCTAGGCCATTTAAATTAGGAGAAGACCTTATGGACGCTTTGAGGTACTTGGTAATGAGTAGACCAGACTGGTTTGAGCACCCTAGAATGGACAGTTATGGTAGGGTCATTGATGATAGCGAAGATATTACGTACCAAAACCCCAATGAGGAGGATATTATTGATATAATGGACAGTGGAGGAGATTTAATTGAGGATGGAGGGGAAATATACTAATGAACCTAATATATGGAGATTGTTTAGAAAAACTAAAAGAACTAGAAAGTGAGAGTATAGATGCTATTGTTTGACATTGATTTATGGGTATGATATAATTGATTTATGGAAAAACATATCTGCCCAATTTGTAAAAAAGAATTTGAAAAGCGTGTTTATAAAAAATGCCACGCCGTTTATTGTTCGCAAGAATGTGCTTATAGGGGTAGGGGTTTAGGATATTCAAAAAGAATAATCAAAATACCTTATAATTGTAAAAGAAAAGAGCCAAAGAATTGCGAAGTCTGTCAGAAAGAGTTTATTTATAGGACAAAAAAACAAAAGTATTGTTCACGCAAATGCTTTGAAATAGCACACAAACAAAATATGTCTGGTAAAAATAACCCAGCATATAGAAATGGTAATAGTTATAATAAAAGGAGTTTCAGAGGCGATGATTGGGAAACGCTACGAAAAGAAATTTACAAAAGAGATAATTTTATATGTCAAGACTGCGGAATAAAATGTGAGAGCAAATCAAGCTATAAAAAGTCTCACAATATAATTCAGTGCCACCACGTAGAGGATTATAAAGAAAATAAAAATAACAATAAGACTAACTTAATAACATTATGCTTGAAATGCCATCTAATCAGACACGCATAATACAAGGCGATGCTTTGATTGAATTGAAGAAATTTCAGGATGATTCTGTTGACGCTGTTATAACTGACCCACCAGCAGGAATTTCTTTTATGGGGAAGTCTTGGGATGATGATAAAGGCGGTAGAGACTACTGGATAGCCTGGATGCAAGAAATTATGACGGAATGCAATAGGGTTTTAAAACCAGGTGGACACGCACTTGTCTGGGCTTTACCACGAACATCACATTGGACAGCAAGAGCAATAGAAGATTCTGGTTTTGAAATAAGGGATGTTTTGAATCACATTTTTGCATCAGGATTTCCGAAATCGCTCAATGTGCATAAGCAATTATTAAAGCAAAATCACCCAGACGCAGACAAATACAAAGGAATGGGGACTGCTCTAAAACCTTCTTATGAGCACTGGATTCTAGCAAGGAATCCATTGTCTGAGTCGACCATAGTTAAGAATTTTCTTAAACACGGAACGGGTGCGATTGATATTGATGGGTGTAGGATACCGACAAGAGAAGAAAAGGTGATGGTTCATAATGCTGGTAGTTCTGGGAGTAAAACATATAACTGGAATAGTGATGAGCAAAAAGAAAGTTCAAAAGAATATAGAGAGGTTCAAGGTCGTTTTCCAGCTAATCTAGTAGTTACAGATGATGCTTTGAATGATGGGGTGATGACTAAGAGTGTGGCAGGTGGAAAATCAACAGGTAGAAACTTTGGTGGTGCATCTGAAAAAGATATGGACAGAACTGGACATAACGACTCTGGCTCAAAATCCCGATATTTCGATATAGATGTATGGGGAGAGAAGCACGGGCTACTCCAATTCCCAAAGGCGTCAAAAGCTGAACGAAACAAAGGGCTTGACAAGTTAGTGATAATTGATATAATGGAAGTATTAAATAATAATACTACATTATGCGACACAAGTTTAACAGGTTCGGTAAAGTTAGCACAGCTCCTGGTGGGTATGGAAGCATCTCAAATCACGGTCACCGCAGAGTCTGGTGCACGAAACAAAAGCGTTATAGAATGGAGCACCACTTGGTTTGGGAACAATTTAATGGAGAAATACCAAGAGGTATGCAAATCCACCATATTGACAGAAACCCAATCAATAACAGTATCAGCAATTTACAACTGGTTGACACACTTACTCACAAAAGAATACACAGCGGATGTGAATTTAGAGATGGGGAGTGGTGGAAACCCTGCTGTAAATGCGGAGAAATTAAAAGAATTGACAATTACTATAAGCGAAAAGATGGCATTAGCCCTTGGTGTAAAGAATGCTGTAAACGGAACGCAACTGAAAATAAGCGTAAAAGAAGGGCACTGCTTTCATCCGACTTGTAAACCAGTCCACCTTATGTCTTGGCTTGTAAGATTAGTAAGTAAAGAGGGTGATGTAGTCCTTGACCCATTTATGGGAAGTGGTACAACAGGAGTAGCTTGTAAATTACAGGGTAGAGATTTTATAGGAATAGAATTGAATGAGGAGTACATTGAAATAGCAAGGGCTAGGATAGAGGGTTGGGAGGTACCTGGAGTAGAGGGTAAGGATCAGCTAAAGTTGGTGTGATATAATTAATATATGGAACTAATGTTGGCAATCATAGCAGCTATTGCAGTAATAGGCTTAATAGTAATGGGACTAGTTATTGTTATTACTTCGAGAGCAGAGAGAGAGAGTTTACATCAGTTGATAAAGAGTAGAAACCTAACAGAATATATTTCAGTAACAGAGGAACCAGAACAAGAAGAAGAAGAAAAAGAGGTGGAAATTGATATTACAGACATACCGGTATTAACAGAATCGAGGGAATAACTTAATGTAAAGTACAATGGCATTAAAAGACACTGTAAAGGGCTTAATAGGAAAGCCTGAGAGGGAAAGTCAAGAACAGTATGACGAAACCTATTGGTTAGAATATGTAAACGCCAAGTTTGAGGAGAGTAAAAATTTCAGAAGTAGTAACATAGAAAGGCAGTGGTTTATTAATGACGCTTATTACAGGGGTTGGCATAATGTTAAGTATAATAAAGAGACTGGAAAATTAAGTTGGGGTAGTAAAGACCCATTGGACTTTCAAATTAACCAGATATATTCAATTTGTAGGGCAATAAGGGGTGCAATAACCAGAACACAACCTACTTGGGATGTGGACGCATTGCCTTATGCTACTGTAGACCCACAGGCCTCAAGGGTACTAGGCGAATACCTGGCCTTTGTTTATGATAAACTACATATGAAGCACCTTGTTAAGAAGGCTGTTTTATTTGGATTATTGTACGGACAGGGAATATTTCAGTACGGTTATGATGCGGAAGAAGACGATGGGGAAGGATTGCCCTGGATTCAGGTACTTGACCCATTTGATACATACATTGACCCTTATGCAAGGAGTGTTGACGACGCAAGGTATTTTATAAAGGTTATATCAAGACCAAAGGAAATAGTAGAAAAGAATCCTAATTACGATCAGAATGTTGTAAAGGAAATATCGACAACCTCAAAGACCTCTGAGAGTATGTATAAGGAGTTAATCAATACAAACACGAATGATACAACAGCGACTGGTAACAACCTACTACTTCACGAGGCGTGGTGCGTTACAGAGGAGGGAATCAGGGTTATAACTACTTGTGAGGGTAAAATACTGAGGAACGAAATAACAGAGTTTAAGAAACTACCTTTTGAAATATACTTCCCAGACGTGAATATGAATGAAATATACGGTGAAGGTTGGGTTAAGAATCTTGTACCATTGAATAAGGCGCTTAATTACTTGGAGAGGGCGGTATTGGAGTACAATATTCTCTTTAGTAAGGGTAAGTATAAAACTGATGCAAATAGTGGAATAAAGATAATTAATAATAAAAATGGTCAGATATTAAGACACAAGCCAGGACACGACATACAACAAATGGACATGAAACCAATGAGTTCGACTCCTTTTAACCAGATAAGTAACATAAAGGATTATATGCAGAACATTGGTGCAGCACACGAGGCATTTATGGGTAAAGCACCTCAAGGAGTAACAGCAGGAACAGCCTTTGAGACTTTGGTTGCTAATGCTTATACTAACATTATAGACTTAATAGACAACCTTGCAGACACACTAGGAAGATTAGGTGAGGATATACTAGACTTAGGATACCAACACCAGTTAATAAGTAAACCATTTAGAACAGAAGGTGGAGATGTCTTCTCAGTTATTAGTGGTGCGGTAGAAGGACCTCCAGTTGATGCAATTCCAATACCTAAAAACCCAGAAGTGAAGGTTAAAATAACCAGTGGTATAAGTCATACTAAAGAAGGTAAGAGAGAAATACTAACAATGTTAAGAGGAGGCGGTGATATAAGTAGAAAGACATTACTACAGAATTTTGATATTGACCCAGAAGAAGAAACCCAGAGACTAATGGAAGAAAAAATGGAAATGGTAGAAATGGCACAAGCACAGGAGGCTATGATGGTCCCACCAGCACCGGAGGGTGTTGCACTAGAACAGCAAGTGCCAGAAGTACCTATGTAAAAACTTGTGATTTTTGCGGAGGGGGTCTTCCTCGAACCCCCTTCACAAGGCTCATAAGTGCCTATGCTATAATATAGTAGAGGTCACAAGCCTATCGAGGAGGTTCTTTATATAATTTTATCCACCTAATCGACACTGAAGTCGTTAAAATGTAGGTATATTTATGGATAACGAGGTAAATGATGTAAACACAGTAGAGCAAACTACTGACTCCTCATCAGGGTTAGAACAAACAGCACCGGATACTAATATCTCTGCTGGAGGGCAGTCAAACACTCAAGTATCACAAGGTGATGAAAATGTCGCGGATTCTTTAGAGGAAAAGAAGATTCCTTATGACAGGTTTCAAGAGAAGGTCACAGAGCTTAATCAAATGAAAGAGCAAATGGCCGAACTCAAGGCTAAGGCAGAAATAGCGGATAGACTTAGTCAAGCTGTTAACCCTCAGGTAATTTCTCCTGAGCAACAAGCAAGACAAAGGCAATTAGACGCAGCCAGAAAAGAGCTTGAGCAAATGGGATATGTTGACAGGAGTACTGTTGACAGTTTAGTAGAGGAAAAGCTAAATGCGTACAAATGGCAAGAAAGGTTTGTCTCACAGATGGACCAACTTGGTAAAAAGTACACAGGTAAAGATGGGGGTCCTAAATTTGAAGCCGAGGAGGTTGCAAAGTTTATGGACGAGCAAATGCAAAAGGGAAATCAGATAACTGATCCCGAACTGGCATTTAAGCTAATGAATCTTGACCAGATAGCAGAGTCTAAAGCTAAAGCCCAGAAGTCAAGTACTTACAGTGAGGCCCCTGGAAAGCCGATTCATTCGGAAACAGACCAGAGGAAAGCTGATTTGGAAGCCGCAGCCAAGACTGGAAAAATGTCAGACTTCCTAAAGAAGTATGTGAATATTCCAGAGTAATCGAGGTTTTAATTTGATTTTTGGTAAAAATGGCAAACTACACATCTTACAATGCCTTGGTAAACCATGAAGACCTAACCGATGTCTTAGTAACAATGGGACAGATGAAGAACCCTATGTTCTCTAATCTTCCTAAAGTTAAGGCAAAGAATACACTTCATGAATGGCCAATAGACTCCTATGCATCAGCTGCAGACAATGCACAAATCGAAGGATTTACATATTCCTTTGCAGCACTAACCTCTCCAACAAGAGGTCAGAACTACACACAAATATTTGCTAAGGACGGTAAAGTCTCCAAAACTCAGAGAGCAGTTGACCCAGCAGGATACAAAGACGAGTATGCCTACCAGGTAGAGAAAGCTCTTAAAGAGATTGGTAGAGACATCGAAAAAGCACTTATTAACGGTAGTGCAGCAGGAAGCGGTGCAACAGGAACAGCAAGAACATTAAAAGGAATCCTAGCTTGGATAACCGACAATGTTTCAACTGGAACTGGCACAGGCAGAGACATCACAGAAGCGGAATTTAACAGTCTTTTGGCTGATATTTATGCTGACGGTGGTGATCCTGACACAATCTTACTTGCTCCTAAACAGAGAAATAAGATGGGAGACCTATTTGAGAACTCAAGGCAGTTCATAGACAATGTGAAGACCTTTACCTCTGCAATCGCAGTATATGAATCAAACTTTGGTATGTTACAAGTTGTAAATGATATTCAAATGCCTAACTCACAGATTGCTGTGTTAGATACAAGCACTTGGAAGATTCCACAACTTAGACCTGTAGCAAAGGATGAGACAGCTAAGGTTTCAGATGGTGATGGATTTGTTATTACTGGTGAGCTTACATTATCTTCTCACGCTGAGAAATATAATGGTAAAATCACAGGATTAGCAAGTTAAGTCTAGCAACAAGGGGGGCTTCGGCCCCCTCTGTCTTAATTAAGAGGAAATATAATGAGAAGAACCGAGGATATACTAGAAACAATAGCTCCTAAAAACGAAAAGGAGCGTTTAATTTTCAGAGAAGCTATCAGTAATATACTTAGAAAGATTAATTCTCGTAATCTTATAGACGAGAATACTTTATTGTTTAAGGAAAATTATAAACAAAGAAAGTATGGTGGTGATGGGTTCTCTAATGATAGGGAAATGAGATTAGTTGCACTAATACCTACAGAAATGGCAGAAATAGCCAAAAAGATATACGGAGATGATGTGATAATAAATAAAAAGAAGTTTAGGGAAGCGTTTGTTAAGGATGAACAGGGACAATACTGTTTAACGGTAGACCCAAAGAGTATATAAATTAATCGAGGAAAATCATGGAAAAGAGACTACTTAGAGTGTTATGGCTACCTGCTGATGATGGCGGTTGTGGTCATCATAGGATTAGGATGTTTGATGAAGCATTTAACAGGCTTAAACTGGCAGACAGTACACTACTTGACCCTAGAGAAGATGAAAAAGACGTTAGGGCGGCCATAGAGTATGCAGACGTAGTGGTTGGAAGACTTAATACTACCGAGTATATACGATTAATTAAACAAAACTGGCCTAATAAAGTGGTAGTTTTTGACCACGATGACAATACCCTAGAGCTTAAACCCACTAATCCTTCATACAAAGACTTTGGTACAGAGGATGTATGGGTTCCTATGGCTAATGTAAAAGAGACAGACTTCTACAAGAAAGCGTCAGTGGCGGTTAAACTTAAAATAGAGGAGAAACAGGCTATTCCATTGTGGGTTACAGGCATAACAGACGGGTTTAACAGGTATGTTAATGTACAACAGCATATGAACCTATTGTTTGATTTGGCAGTGTGTACACTTGCAACCTCCCCAGTACAAAAATTAACAGAGTTGTGGGGTATGTATGCTTCTAAGGTAGCAGTGATACCTAACTGTATTGATTTTAGGTACTATCCTGATGTTGAAGTTAAAAAGAAAAGAGAAAAAGGAGAGATTAGAATAGGTTGGAACGGTGGAAGTAGCCATAGTGCGGACCTAAAAACTATAATTCCCTCAATTAAAAGACTTAAAGAGAAGCACAAGGGACTTAAATTAGTTATATGTGGTAGTTACTTCCCTGAATTGTTTGATAGTATGAAGGACATAGTAGAGTATCATCCTTGGACTAAATGGGAGGCAGCACCCTTTAGAATGAAGTTACTTGATTTGGACATGGGGATAATACCCCTGGCTGATGATGAACACTTTAACGAATACAAGAGTGAACTTAAAATGATAGAGTTTGGGGCATTAAGAATCCCAATGATAGTCAAGGATCAGTTACCATACTCTCCATATATTAAGAAGGGAGAGAACTGTTTGGCTTACAAGACCCCAGAGGAGTTTGAAAAGTGTGTAGAATTAATGATAGAAAAGAAAAATAAGCAGTCGATAATAGACAGTGCTTACGAATGGGTACTAAACCACAGGAATATTGACAAGATAGCCCCAGATGTAGTTAAAGTATACAAGGATTTACTTCCAGAGAAAACACAAAATCTCGTGGTATAATTAAATAAGGAATCGAGGAACTTAATTTAGAATGTACTATAATGACGTTTCTCGAAATGCAGACCAGGGTTGGCGAACTTATAAACCAGGATGTAACAACCGACAACCTCACAGTTACCAAAACAGAAATCAAGGCCAATCTTAATAGGGGTTATCAAAAGGTGGTTAATCGTATTGCCTCTTTGGCTCAGGATTATTATGTGAGACTTTCTAAGGCTAACCTAGCTGCTAATCAGAGCCTCTACGGGCTTCCTAATGACTTCAGGCGTATGATAAGAGTAGAGATAGGTCCAGAGTCCTCTGACACAAGGTATAAGGCTTTTAGGGTTGATACAAATGCTTATGGAGACCCTGTTGACGAATATATAGACCCAACGAATCCACAATACAGTATTAGGGGAAAGAATATAGAACTTAAACCGACTCCGGCAACTGCGGTAACGAACGGGTTGTGGATGTATTATGTTGAAACAGTTAATGATTTAAGTGATAACGATGATATACCTAATTTACCACCAGAGTTTAGTGATTTACCGGTAGAATATGCGGTAGCCAAGGCTAAGGCAAGGCTTGGGTTAATGGATGAGGCACAAATGCACTTGGCCGAATTTTATAGGGAATTGGAAGAAATGACGGGGGTTTTGGTGAATAGTAACAGTGATGATCCTGAACAGGTGGTTGTGAGAGATACTTATTTTTAATGTTCTTTAAATGACAAACTGGACAGAGGTTGAAGATGTTAAAACAAACTGGGGCAGTGGTCAAAGGGGGTATAGGCTAACCACGTTGGATGGTAGGATTTTAACAACACAAGACGAAAGGTATTTAACAAGAGAGGGTGTTACTACTGATTTTAGTGAAGTGGGAGACTCAACTGAAAGATATATTCCGTTTGGTGTAGGGTTAAAAATAGCAACAGAAGAGTTTAACTGGATTTTAACGGAGGATAAACAGGTTAGAATGGTACACAGTAGGACTAATTATAGTGAAGTCGAGGACGTAATTACAGATTATATTAAAGTAGAAGACGCATGAGTGAATTAGAAACAACATTATTAGAATTAACAACAGCCACGGCAGTTAGTGAAACCGAGGATTATATTCCTATGGTGGATGTAAGTGATACAACTGAGAGTGCAGACGGGACTACTAAAAAGGCTACAGTTAGAAAGATATTAAAAGACAAGGCTCTACCAAGTGGGGATATAGTAGGAACAAGTGATGAACAGACTTTAAGTAATAAGATCTTGGATGATAGCAATAATGTAGTAGAGGTACTCAAAAAGGTTTACCCAATAGGTTGTATTTATACTTCTACTATAAGCACTAACCCAAATACATTGTTTGGTTTTGGTACTTGGAGTGCATTTGGAAGTGGTAGAACATTGGTGGGGGTCGATACTGGGGATGGAGATTTTGACAGTGTGGAAGAAACAGGTGGTGCAAAGACACACACCTTAACAGAAGGGGAAATGCCAGAACATACCCATATTCAAAATGCACATACCCACACACAAAATGCACACAACCATCAAATTACAGTTAGGAGTGGGGTATCAGCGGGTAACGATTACCCACAGGGAACATCAAGTGGAACAGGGTCTAACAGTATAAGTGCAAACAGTGCGGCTACGGCAGTTAACCAAAACACTACCGCAGTTAACCAAAACACGGGTGGTGGAGAGGCACATAACAACCTCCAACCCTATATAACGGTTTATTTCTATAAGCGTCAAAATTGATGAAATATTGTAAAATATGTAAAAAAGAATTTAACTTTCTATAAAAGAACAGCATGAGTAGAGAAGAAAAAACAATAACAGAATTAGAATTAAATCCTACAGTTAGTGTAGACAGAGACAACGACCTGATAATGATGGTGGATGTTGATGATACTTCTATGAGTGAGTATGGAACTTCTAAGAAAGTTAAAGTAGAAGCATTTATAGGTGATAAGGGAGATATTGGAAGTACTGGACCAACCGGACCGACCGGTGTAACTGGACCCCAAGGTTTACAAGGTGATAAGGGAAGTACAGGAGCCACAGGTCCTACAGGAAGTCAAGGTATACAGGGAAACACAGGACCAACTGGAAATACTGGGCCAACTGGTGCAGACTCTACGGTGGCAGGGCCAACAGGTCCCACTGGTAGCCAAGGAAATACGGGTTCAACTGGACCAACGGGTCCAACTGGTGCAGATTCTACAGTTGAGGGTCCTACGGGCCCCACAGGGCCTCAGGGAGCACAAGGAGAGGTAGGTGTAACAGGACCAACTGGAAATCAGGGAACCCAGGGTGCCACGGGTAGTACTGGACCAACGGGGCCAATTGGACCTACTGGAAGTCAAGGAGAACAAGGTATAACAGGGCCCACTGGTGCTAAAGGAGACCAGGGAGATACTGGAGCCACCGGTTCTCAGGGTATTCAAGGACCTACCGGTGCTAAAGGAGATACTGGTTCTACAGGTCCCACAGGGGC